ATTACAGTTACCGATTCCGGCGTAGTTATCACTGTTGCTGACGCAGTGCTTGTCGTGTTAGTTGTGTTTGTTATATTAGTGTCGGCTGGGTTGGTTGCTGGGGGCGGTGTTGGAGCTGGAGTAGGAGTAGGAACCGGAGCAGGGGTTGCAGCAGCTTCTTTTTGAGCGAGTTCATCTTCCAACACTGCGGTCAAGTATTGTTGTATCTGTGGTGCCTGTTCTCTTATAGTTGCTGCGACTACACTGGCGCCCGGAGGATTTGCAATTCTTACCAGTGTTCCGTTAGGTAAAATTAAGTTATTACCTGAGGCTGTAATTTGTGCCAGTACAGCGGCACTGTCTGTGCTGAAATCTAACGCACTGAACTCACCGTTGCCATACAATATATATCTATATGCAATCCGACCGTTGTCCATAAAAGCCGAACCACGGATACGGATAAAGCCGGTATTAGTGTCGGCAATTCTTGAGTTGATCTCTGACATGTTTTTCCTCTGATAAATATATTCATTAGTATTTATCTCAGCAAAAAACCGCAAAATTTACCCAAAGGTGTTGTATTTTTACAACATTGGATGTATAGTGTAATGAAAGTAGGAACTTACATTGATGACCCCAGTAAAAAAACCCCGCAAAATAAATTATCTAAACAACAAAGACATTCTAAAAGAAATTCATACGAGCAAAAACTCATATTGCTCCTTTGTAGATCCAGATTATCATCGATATGATATCATCATTGATATGCCTGAAAGTGATTTAGAAACTAGTTTAGAATATGCACTAAAGCCTGAACAGATTCAACAGGCCAAAGAAACTAGAGCAACTAGACTAACACAAGAGACTGGCGAAAAAGTATTAGCCGAAACAATACCCACTACTGATTTAATTTTTAGAGTGATGACTTGGGATCATATTCCAATGTCGCAAAAACAACCAAGAAAAACTATTAAAAAGAAATCTGCTAAAGAAATCTTTGTGTTCGAAGATGATGACGATGAAGATTTTTCAGATTTAGAAGACGCTGTAACTAAAAAAGCGGTTGATGATATGGTTCACGAAAAAGTCAACTTCCCTCCTTTCCATCATTACAAACTTGATGAGAATAACTCATTTAACTGTGTTGGCAAGAGTCATTGGGAAGGTGGTATGGAGAACGGACACTTTAACAAAGATCATGGCAACATAACTAACAAGCTAGCTCGTATGTACATGATGCTGTGTGAAAAGTATTCCATGAAGTTTAACTGGAGAGGTTATACTTACCGCGATGAAATGGAAGCAAGTGCTATTCTACAGTTAACATATGTTGGTCTTAGATTCAATGAAGCAAAGAGTGCTAACCCGTTTGCTTATTACACCGCCGCAGTAAACAATAGCTTCTGTAGAGTGTTGAATACTGAAAAGCGAAGCCAAAATATCCGTGACGATATCCTAGAAATGAATGGCATGAATCCAAGCTTTAGCCGTCAAATGCAGGGTAAAAAAATTGGGCATGGACTAGCAGATAAGTGACCTAAATAATTGATTTTCTCTCTCAATGGAGCTATAAGTAAGTATGGCTAATTTATTCAAGAAAGCTGCGGTCTTCACTGACATTCACTTTGGGCTTAAGTCTAATAGTGTACAGCACAATCAAGACTGTTCGGACTTTGTTGACTGGTTCATTCAGAAGGCTAAAGAAGAAAACTGCGAAACTTGTTTTTTCTTGGGTGACTACAATCACCACAGAGCAAGTATCAATATTCAAACAATGCAGTTTGGTCTTCGTGCTTTAGAAAAACTTAACAACAATTTTGAACGTGTGTTTTTCATTCCAGGCAATCACGATCTCTACTATAGAGACAAGCGTGATGTTCATAGCGTGGAGTGGGCAAAGCATCTACCCAATGTAACAATTGTGAATGACTGGTTCATTCAAGATGATGTAGTTATTGCTCCTTGGTTAGTAGGAGAAGACCATAAGAAGTTAGCTAAGCTGTCAGGCAAATATATGTTTGGTCACTTTGAGCTTCCTGCATTCTATATGAATGCTATGGTTCAGATGCCCGATCACGGTGATGTGAGTGATAGCGACTTAGCCGGCTTTGAAAAAGTATTCAGCGGCCACTTTCACAAACGACAAGCTCGTAACAATATTTGGTATATCGGTAATGCGTTTCCGCACAACTATGCAGATGCAGGCGACGATCAGCGAGGCATGATGATTCTTGAATGGGGCGAAGAGCCTGAGTTTCAAGCATGGCCCGGACAGCCACTATATCGTGTCTACAAGCTTAGTGACATACTAGATAACCCAGAAGGCTTGCTTCTTCCCAAGAGTAGTGTTAGAGTGCATCTTGATATTGATATCTCATATGAAGAAGCTAACTTTATTCGTGAGACATTGATTCCAAAACATAATATACGAGAAATGTCACTTATCCCAATGAAGCTAGACCAACACAGTCAAGACTTAGCCCCCGGCGAAGTAAGCTTTGAAAGTGTTGACCAGATTATTATCGATCAACTTGCCGCTATTGAAAGCGAGTTCTTTGACCCTAAAGTATTGTTAGAGATTTACAGAAACCTATGAGTGTAGTATTAAAGAATATCACCCTGAGAAACTTTCTCAGCATCGGTGCGGTAACACAGGCAGTCAACTTTGATAGCAAAGAACTTACTCTTATTCTTGGTGAGAACCTTGACTTAGGCGGTGACGGTGCTAGAAACGGTACAGGTAAGACAACCCTTATTCAGGGTTTGAGCTACGTATTGTTTGGTAGCCCAATCAATCAGATTCGTAAAGACAATCTAATCAATCGTACCAATGCAAAAGGCATGATGGTTACCCTTGAATTCAGCGTGAATGGCGTTGAGTATAAGATTGAGCGCGGCCGCAGACCAAACGTCTTGCGCTTCTATGTGAACAACAGTTTACAAAGCAAAGAAGAAAAGAACGAAGCTCAGGGCGAGAACAGAGAAACACAACTAGCAATTGAACATGCTATCGGTATGAGTAGCGATATGTTTAAGCATATCGTTGCACTGAATACTTATAGTGAACCTTTCTTGTCTATGAAAGCTAACGACCAACGCAATGTGATTGAGCAACTACTTGGTATTACTTTATTGTCCGAGAAGGCAGACTTAATCAAAGAAAAGATTAGGTTAAACAAAGATGCTATTCAGCAGGAAGAGTTTAGAAACAAAGCAGTTGAAGAAGCTAACAGTCGTGTTCAAGAGCAGATTGATGCATTGAAGCGCCGACAAAATCTTTGGCAGAAGCAGCATGACGAGGCATTGTCTCGTTTAGTAGCTGACTATGATGATCTAAGTAAAATTGATATCGAGGCAGAACTTCAAGCTCACCGTGACTGGTCAGTGTATAACGAAAAAAAGAAACAGCTGGATGCTTGTAATGCGTTAATCGCAAGGCAAACAGCATGGTTACAGAAGCGTGATGCTGATGTCAGAGTTCTACAGACCAGCTATGATACAAAGAGCAACATTGATATCACTGCTGAGTTGCAGGCTCATTACGACTTGCGTGTATACGAAGCAAACAAAATTGAACTTGCTACTCTCAACAAGACTATTGCCGGACTAGAAGCAACTCTAACAAAAGACAAGAATATTGTAACTAAACTAGAGGGTGAGATTAAGACGCTTGAAGAAAACAAGTGTTATGCTTGCGGACAGGATCTTCACGATGAAAATCATGCTAGTGTCTTGCTTGGTAAGCATGACTTATTGATTATTGCCGAAGGTGATCTTGCCCAAACCCAAAACGATTTAGAAAAAAATAAAAATTTGTTGTTTGTTTTGGGTACTGCTCCTACTACGCATTACAAGACAGAAGCAGAGGCAATCAAGCATAGCTCGGAACTTGAAAATATTCAAAGTCAGATTTCAGCTAAGTTGTCCGAGACTGACCCCTATGCTGAACAAATTGCAGAACAGTGCATACTTGAGGATATCGGTTCAGCTCCGGTGACACATTACGATACAGAAGCCGAAGCTATTGAGCATCGCACTATCGTTGCTAACCTTGAGAATTCTATAGCCTTAAAGGCTGCTGAATCTGATCCATACACTGAACAAGTTGTTGATATGGAAAACAAGGCACTGCAAGAGGTTACATTTGACAAAATCAATGAACTAAGTAAGTTCGGTGATCACTTGAAGTTCCTTATTGATATTCTTACAAGCAAGGACAGCTTTGTGCGTAAGAAAATCATTGACCAAAATTTGAGCTACTTGAATGCTAGGTTAACCAACTATCTTGATAAGATCGGTCTTCCGCATAACGTTGTCTTCAAGAACGACCTAAGCGTTGAAATCACAGAACTTGGTCGTGAACTTGACTTTGATAACTTGTCTAGAGGCGAACGAAACAGATTGATTCTTGGCTTGAGCTTTGCATTCCGTGACGTTTGGGAGAACTTGTACTTCCCAATCAACACTCTATTCATTGACGAACTTATTGATAGTGGTATGGATAGCATTGGCGTTGAGAATAGTATGGCTATTCTTAAAGATATGTCACGTAGACGTAACAAATCTATTTGGTTAGTAAGTCACCGAGAAGAACTAGCAGGGCGTGTTCCCAGTGTTCTCAAGGTGCTGAAAGAAAACGGGTTTACTACATATAGTACAGCCACAGATGCAGTAGAATAAAAAATTACAAGACTGATTGAAAGACATAAATTATAGTATGACAAGTCCACAGAAAGCAAAAGGTTCTTCATTCGAACGTGAAGTAGCAAATTTCTTATCTAAATTATACGGCGAAAGCTTTATTAGAGCACCTGGAAGTGGTGCGTATGTGGGCGGTAAAAATCAGTCTCGTAAAGAGTTCCTTCATGAAGGACAGATTAGAAGCTTCAAGGGTGACATTGTTCCCGGCGAAACTTTTACTAAGTTCAATGCAGAATGCAAGAGCTATGCTGATTTTCCGTTTCACTTGTTAATGACAGGTGAATGCAAGGTCATTGATGGTTGGATTAAGCAACTAATGGACGTTGCAGAAGACGATGATTGCTCTGTGCTATACATGAAGTTTAACCGAAAAGGAAAGTTTGTCGCTGTTCAATCTAAGTACACTTGGGTTGCAGACAACTTTATTCACTATCGTTCTGATACAACAGGCGAGTGGATTATTATGGAATTCGATCACTTTTTTAAGCTCAATAAAGACCTTCTTAAACTTTACTCAGGCTCACCTGTCACCAAGACAGAACAGATTTTAACTCTTAATACTTCCCCCACTTTTTAACACAGAACCCTCTTACATCGTTATGATTGTGCATGTGTCACAATCCTCCTTGAGGTTGCACCACGAATGAATGCGGCTGGATTCTGGAGTATGCCTGATCGTGAGGTCAGGGAATACCGACAGGGCTCTCGTTAGGTAGGCGAACCCTGAATGAGTCTGTGATATACTTTGTCTTGAAGTCACAGAACATGCGTTGCAGAGACGGAAGTCTCACTACAGTCCCATTAAACTTTACAGGGCAACCGGTAGCGATTAACAGCGATACGAGCTAGTTAATCGGGGAACAGACAACAAAGGATGACAGGCCATGGCAATGTCCAAGTCTAGGTAGTGCCTTTCAGGGGCACTACCATGGCTTCTAAACCGGCAATGTATCTTCCTTCTAAAGTTATTGTCCTAAAGAGTTTTATAAAAATAGACCGAGCGTAGCGAAAAGGTCTAGTTGTTCGAAGAACAACTTTAAATCAGAAGTAAGGTAACTGAGTTTTCTTAGTTATGTCAAGATTGCTTTCTATGATAGAGGCTATCTCTTTGCGTTCGGCAGTAGACATGTTTAGTATATCCACGTAGCTGGCCCCGCCCCTCATATGCCAAGACATTGATAGGGCTGAGGCCTTAATTTCTGCTGCGTCTTTTTCGTATTGGTCTAATAGCTTCTTAATATCTTCGGGTTTTGATATAAGAAGCTTTAGCCGAAAAAATCCGTTGGGTTAATGCTGTATGCCTGGTCGTATTCATGGCTACAGCTAGCGCAATTAATCGTTGCAGGCTTGAGTTCAGTGCCTTCTTTAAGTTCAGCACTGTGGTCTCGAATAGAGTTGTAAACTGTATTATCACAATTTTTCATGAAATCTAGAATAAATGCTTTATCGTCTACGTTGCCATTAGGAGTCTCAATGTATTCAATGGTTTTGCTTAGAATGTCCATTGTCAAGAACGTGATTTTTTCTAGTGCTTCTCGGCTAGCAGCATTTCTTTCTTCGTCGGTTTCAATCGTGTAAAGTGCATCGAAGAACTTTTGAACCTCAAACTGACCCAGCGAAGCTTGATTCATTTCACTATATACTAGTGGTCTAAATTTGATTTTTAAGTTACCGACTTCAAGCGGTGCCTTGTAATTTCCTGGCTTCAACGAACTTAATGCTGCGATAAGATTGATGCTATAGGTTGCAGTAACTTCGCAACTAGGGCAAGTAGTATCAATCTCTAGCATTTCTCCGCCGCTAGCAGCCCTAATACCAATCAAGATAGCATCCATGTCTACGCTTTTGATAGCCCATGGGTTCTTGATACTCGGCACACAGCTTTTAATTAAGTCAACGATTGATGTTCCGTTAAACAATGCGTCTGGAGTTCTTGCTGTAATCTCATCAATTGCAGTCATTGGGTATACTGGAAGCTCATTGGTTTCTGGCATTTCTAAGTCCTCATTAGAATAACCTTCGCCCTTCGACGGCAAACTAATGTAGACTGCTGGTCTTCTGAAATATTGTCTTAGTGGATTATTGTCCATTTCTTTTCCTTAAGTTGATAGTTCTAGTAGTACTAAATAGATATAGTATATTTATTGCATAAAAATACCCGTTTTTTTAATTTGAGAGTACTGTATGGATCCGGAAATTGTAGAACGCCTTAATGAACAATTAAGGGAAATGTATGAAATCTTAAGTGAGCAAAATGCCATGATGGCTGCTCAAATGAAATCCATGAAAGACCTGACTGCTGCTTCAGATAAATCAACTACAGCTTCAGCTAAAGCAACTAAAGCCACTAAAGAACTCACTGAATCTACCGAAGAGCTTACTAAAAAAGAAGAAGCTTATGCTCGGGCAGAAAAAGAAAGACAAGAAGCAGTCCAAGAAGCTACTGATAGAATTAACAAAGCAATGGGAACTGTTGCCAATGGATTCTTATCACTAGGTTCAGTGATAATGGACAGTACACATTCGTTTTCAAAATATAACGGTATGATTGGTTCAGCCGGTGATGCTGCGTTAGATTTAGGAAAGAACTTTGGAATATTAGGCACTGTTATAGGCGGGGTTGTTAAGGCAGCAACGATGTTGATGCAATACCAACTTGCACAAGCAGATTCGCTTCTAAAATTCAATGATCAAATATCTAAAATGGGTGCAGCTAATGCATTCAATACCGATGAAATTCTTAGTATGGCAAATAAGATTGGGTTTGCTGCTAAAGATTTAGACAAACTGATGGCACCTATGCAAAAATTAGGGTCAACATTTAAGCAACTTGGTAATGGTGCAGTAGATTCTACCAACAGATTTATGGAAATGGCCAATGTCGGCTCTGAGGTTCGCCAAGAATTTCAGAGATTGGGATATAGCCAAGCTGAATTAGTAGAAGCACAAGCTGGTTACGTTGAGTTAATGGGCGGCGCTGGCTTATCTTTACGTTCATTTAATGGCGAAATGAAGACACTACAAAAAACATCTCTAGCTTATGTTAAAAATTTACAAGCATTAAGTGACATGACTGGACTTAGTGTTGAGGATCAAACAAAGCGTATGGCAGCGGCGGCAGCCGACACCCAGTTTCAGCTATATGTAGCCGACATGAATAAAAAAATAGCGTCGGCATCAACTGAAGAAGAAAAACAGAAACTTGCTGCACAAGTTGAATTAGCAATGGCTACTAAGGCTCAAATAACTGCACTTCAAGGGGAAGAGGCAGGCAGGGGTTATGGACAGGCGCTGGCCGGAGCTCCTATTACCGAAGGTTTAGGCACTATGGCAGTTAGTGGAACCCTAGGTACCATTCAAGAATTAGCTAGAGAAACTAGGGCCGGAAATATAAACTCTGCGAAGGACGCAGCAAAATACACTCAAGCTATAACCGATAGTTCTGCTAAGGCTCAGGATCAACTTAAAATAGCCGCTGCGATAAGCCCTGATGCTGCAAACTTAGTCGGCGGTACCGGTGGTATAACCGAACGCAACAGACTGTTCGGCTTAGATCAAGAAAAGGCAGCAGCCGATATACAAAAAAGAATAGATGATAATGCAGCCGGAAAGGGTAAAGCAGCAGAAGATTCTCGTCAGCAAGCTAGAAATATATTAACTGAAACTGAAATTGCTCTAAGAACAGCATTTGATAGTTTTGCAGGTAATTTAGGGATTGCTTCCACCGCATTAATCGCACTAGCAGGCGCAGCTGGGTTAGCTGCACTTGCAATTGCAGCTAGGGGCGGACTTGCTAGATTAGCAGGAGGAGCAGCAGCAGGCGGCGCAAGAGCAGCCGGTGCAGGAGCAGCAGGCGCAGGAGCAGCAGGCGCAGGAGCAGCAGGTGCAGGAGCAGCCGGTGCAGGCGGAGCAGCCGCTGCTGGTAAAGGAGCACAACTATTAAAAGCAGCAAAAGGTGCTGCGATTGTTGCAGGCGGCGCATACGTAATTGATGCAGGATTTGGTGCCGCTGGTGTAGGTAAAGATCTAGACTCTAAAACTATCCAAAGCCAAGATGACAAAAATTGGGAAAGAGCGTCAACTTGGGAAAAAACTCAATCATCGTTAGCTCGCGGAATAGAACATATCGGTAGATTTATGTTCATGGATAATTTAGCTAACCAAGCTCAAGCAGATAGAGTAAAATCTGAAACCGAATATTTGGATAAAAAATTAAGTGCTGTTAAACCCGAATCTAAAGATGCAGCAAAAGCATCCGCTGCAACTGCCGACGGTAAGTTTGCTGATGCATTCGGTAAGCATGTAGAGAAGTTTGGTGAAATTGTAAATAAATTAGGCAGTCCGAATAAAGGGATGTCCTCTTCCGTTGCTACGTCATTCGGAAAAAATATAGAATCGTTCGGTAAACTTATAATAGCATTTGCTAAAACTGTAACGGCATTTGCTAAAACAGTGCAAGCATTTGCGACTATCACCGGCACTTTCGCAAAAGCTGTAAAAATGTTTGCAGACCAAAATAAATCAATTAATGCAATGGGATCTATTAATAGCAAAGTTAAAGGAAAATCTTCTGGGTTATTAGGCACTCCCATGGAAGATGATAATGAGCTTGATGTAGTTGATTATATTGAAAGACTCAAGACTTCATTGGCAGATGCTGCACTAAGCACAGATAGTCTTAGAGAAGCCGAAATGAAACGACATAGATTCACTGAAGAATCTATGATGCAGTTTAGAAGAAGTTTAACTGATGCTTCAAAGATCCTAAATAAAATAGCAGGTGTTGATGAAGAAGACGAGGACGCAAGCACTGACGGTAGCTCTCCTAGTAGCTCTCCTAGTAGCTCTCCTGATAGCTCTCCTGGTAGCTCTAATTATGCCGACAGCGACTCAACCAGCACAAGTGGATCAGCGACAAAGGTAACAGGAGGCGGCGCGGGATATACTAACCTTCAATATGAAGATGGCAGAGAAGAAAAACGAACAGGGACACTAGCTTGGCGAAATAATAACCCCGGAAATATTAGGGCTGGTGATTTTGCAAGAAGTCAGGGAGCAGTAGGGCAATCCGGAGGTTTTGCAGTATTCTCCTCGTATGAACAGGGTCGCAAAGCAAAAGAGGAACTACTGTTTAATACTAGCAAATATAAAAACAAAACTATTGCCGGAGCAATCAGTAAATATGCTCCGCCTAATGAAAATGATACAAGAGGCTACATAAACACTATTGTAAAAGCATTAGGGGTAAACTCTAATACTCCGCTGCGTGATTTGACTCCTGAACAAAGAACTGCTATGCTAAATGCCATGGAAAAAATTGAAGGGTTTAAAGCAGGAAAAGTTGAGGTATTAAAAGAAGGAAAAAATGCGGGCCAAGGCGGCGGAAGCAAAGATATTGTTGCCCTAGGACAACGATTACAAGATCAGGGAATTAGAGTGGCTGAACATCCTGCATTCGGTGGAGTAGCACCGGTGCATAAAGGTAGAGGCCATTATGAGGGAAGAGCAATTGACATTAACATCGGCAGAGGCGTAAATGAATCAAAAGATCCTAAGGCAAGAGCTAAGTTTGATCAAATTGCAGATTCTGCCAGATCAGATGGATTTAAAGTTATATGGAAGGCACCAGGGCATTACAGTCATATGCACATTGAGTCTCCTAAAAAATCTTCTTTACAAGCTAGAAAAGGCGGCTTAGTCAAAGGTCCGGATTCTGGATATCCAGTTGAAATGCACGGCTCTGAAATGATAACTCCACTAACACAAGATTCGGTATTGGCGAAATTAGCTAAAACTCCGGCAGAGACACCAGAAATATCCAACGCAATATCTTCTACTGCGCCAACTATGGAAAAAGAAATTCTCGAAAGAGTAGTGAATATGAATGCTGAATTAGTAGAGGGTATGCTCAGTAAACTAGGCGATATGGTTAGTGCTATCTCTGATGGTAACGATACTAGAGAAAAGATATTAAAGAACAGTATGGTTTAACATAAATACTTAAACAACCAAGAGCGGTAAAAATGTCATATAAAAAGAAATTCTTAAACAAGTCCGGTGTATCAAGTCCTATCTCAGGAATGAACAGTAACGCAGGTGCTTGGAATAGCAGCGGTGGCGTCCCGTCAGGCGGCTATAGTAATACTGAGTTCGGCTACAAGAATTATATGAGTAGGCTACCAGAAGTCTATACTGGACATCCTAATAGAATTGAGCGTTACAACCAATATGAAATGATGGATGTTGATGCTGAAATTAACGCTTGTTTGGATATTATTGCTGAGTTTAGTACTCAGAGAAACGAACATAATAAAACACCATTCAGTTTTGAATTTAAAGAAGACCCTACTCCACATGAAGTAGAATTGCTTACTAAACAACTTCAACAATGGTGTAAGCTAAACGAATTTGATGTTCGTATGTTTAAGATTTTCCGCAACGTAATCAAGTACGGAGATCAGGCATTCGTTCGTGATCCAGAAAACTTCAAGCTTTACTGGATTGACATGGTTAAGGTTATTAAAGTAATCGTTAACGAAAGTGAAGGCAAGAAGCCGGAACAGTATGTCATCAAAGATATCAATATTAACTTACAGAATCTTAGTGTTGCACAAAAGACCAACACTGATTTTGCAGCTAACCCTGCAACTGGCTTAGGCGGTTCAGGCGGCGGCGGACAAAGCGGCGGCTATACTACTCCGGCAATGCCATATAACACTACAGGATCACGTTTCACATTAGGACAGAGTGAGTCTGCGGTAGATTCAAAACATGTTGTTCACGTATCATTGACTGAAGGGCTTGACAGATTCTGGCCGTTTGGACAGTCAATCCTTGAGAACATCTTTAAGGTCTACAAGCAGAAAGAACTATTAGAAGACGCTGTTCTCATCTATCGTGTACAACGTGCTCCTGAACGTAGAATGTTCAAGATTGACGTTGGTAATATGCCAAGTCACTTAGCTATGGCATTCGTTGAGCGTGTTAAGAATGAAATTCACCAGCGCAGAATCCCTTCAGTATACGGCGGACAATCAATCGTTGACGCTACATACAACCCACTGTCAATGAACGAAGATTACTTCTTCCCTGTCACAGCAGAAGGTCGCGGTTCATCAGTTGAAGTTCTTCCAGGTGGACAGAATCTAGGCGAAATCGATGACTTGAAATACTTCAACAATCGTCTTGCTCGTGGTCTTCGTGTCCCGTCATCTTACTTACCAACTGGCCCGGATGACAACACTACCCCATTGAGTGATGGTCGTGTCGGTACTGCGATGATTCAAGAATTTAGATTCAATCAATACTGTGAACGTTTACAGAACTACATGGCAATGAAGTTTGACGAAGAATTTAAATTGTTCTTGCGTTGGAGAGGCTTCAACATTGATACAAGTCTATTCCAATTAGTATTCAATCCTCCTCAGAACTTTGCTGCATATCGTCAAAGTGAACTAGATAATGCTAGAGTAGGTACCTTCACTAGCATGGAAGCTTTCCCATACATTTCAAAGAGATTTGCACTAGAACGATTCTTAGGTCTTACTGAAGAAGAAATTAAACGTAACGAAAGTATGTGGGAAGAAGAAAACAAAGAAGAAGTTACTTCCGATCCTGCAGGCAGCGATTTGCGTAACATTGGTGTTTCTACTGGGGACTTTGAATCAGATATGGAAACTGCCGATAGTATTGAATCTAGTGAAGAAATGGGTGATTCGGAACTTGACGTAGCAGGGCCGGTGGGCAGTGCTGGCGGAGAAGCAGTTCCCGGAGGCGCAGCTGGACCCGTAGGTGGCGGCGGAATGCAAATCTAATTTAGATGAGAGAGTTTATCAAGTTTCTTTTAATTTGGATTTCTCAAAATTTAGCTATTCCCTTTTGGATGGTAGGTCATGTTCATTTAAGTATGAATATGAATGTCTATCAAGATATACACATACTCTTGGCTTCGCTTGGGATGAATCTTATTGTAGCAATCGGTTTTTGGATAGACTTCAAAACACAAAAAGATAAATAAAACTATGCAACTTTACGAAATGTTTGACGCACCTATTAATGGACTGCAAGATGTCAATGCTGACAACAGCAAACCTACCTATAGAACATCTAGAAAAACAAAGTTAACCTTAAAGCAAATTCGTAAATTACGTAGAATGCTAGATGTTAGAAGCTATGAAAAGAAGCAATACTTAGAAAAAGTTCGCAAGCAATATGGTGTAAAACCTGAAGAGGGAGAAGGTGCTCCGGCACTATAATGTATATCTTTTCTAAAAACTCAAAAAATACATAGTTATTGAACATTTTTCCTGCTAGTGGCATAAGTAAGTCTACAAAGCCATTCAAGCATCAGGAGAAATTTAAATGGATATCAAAAAATTCGAACAACTAATGGACCTCGTTATCAATGAAGATAACGATAGAGCCAATGAACTATTCCACGAAATCGTAGTAGAAAGATCAAGAGAAATCTTTGAGTCAATTATGGCCGAAGAAGACGAAATGGAAGACGATGTGATGGAAGATGACATGGGCGGACAAGTAGGCGATCTACTTGACGAAATCAATGCTGAAGAAGCCGGTGTTACTGAAGAAGAAGAAGACGATTTTGACTTCACTGATAGTGAAGAAGATGTTGAACTTGACGGCACCGAAGACTTCGGCGACGAAGAAGGCGAAGAAGTTGAAGACGCTGTAATCCGTATCGAAGACAAGCTTGACCAATTGATGGCTGAATTCGAAGACATCATGGGCGGCGGCGCTGATGCAGACTTCGGCGGCGAAGAAGAAATGGAATTCGGAGCTGATGACGGCGAAGAAGAAATGGAATTCGGAGCTGAAGAAGACGAAGAAGCAATGATGGAAGCAGTTCAACTTAAGAAGATTTCTGTAACTCACGGCGACAACGGCGTTCAAACTAAGAGCCCAGGTCTTCAAGGATCAGGACAAGCTGGTATGGACAGTCATCCAGTAAAGTTCAGCGGCGCCAGTGAAGCAGTTCCTACAGCTCCTAAAGCACCAAGCAACTTTTACTCAAAGGGTGAAACCTCAGTAAAGGGCGCAGGTAACTTCAAGAATAGTCCAGGTAAGGATAACTTCAAGGACAAGGGTGAAGCAGCTCCTAAGCCAAAGCACGGTGATGACGGCGCACACACTAGAAGCCCAGTAGCAGAATCACGTAGACCTGCTCGTAGACCAGCTCGCTAAGGAAAACTGAGAGAATGGCTTATCTCAGAGAAAATCTAACGTTCGACCGCGCAGGAATGGTGGTCGAGTCAATTCATGAAGAGGGCGCTGATTTTAAGACCCTCTACATGAAGGGGATTTTCATTCAGGGCGGGGTAAAGAACGCAAACGAGCGTGTTTACCCCGTCAATGAAATTGAAACTGCCGTGGATACTCTAAACAGACAAATCTCAGAAGGTTATTCAGTATTGGGTGAAGTTGACCATCCAGATGATCTTAAAATCAATTTAGACCGTGTATCTCACATGATTACAAGCATGTGGATGGACGGTGCCAATGGTTTTGGCAAGCTAAAAATTCTTCCTACTCCAATGGGTCAACTCGTAAGAACAATGTTGGAGTCAGGAGTAAAGCTAGGTGTATCTAGTCGTGGATCAGGTAATGTAAACGACATGGATGGTAAAGTCAGTGATTTTGAAATCATCACTGTTGATATCGTTGCCCAACCTAGCGCACCAAACGCATATCCCAAAGCAATTTATGAAAGTCTCATGAACATGAAACACGGACATAAAATGTTAGAGATTGCTAAGGAAGCTCAGGGTGACAAAAAAATACAACGATTCCTTGGTGAGGAAGTAAAGCGTCTCATCAATGAACTTAAAATATAAAAGGAATCAAATAAATGTTAGATGCTATTAAGCCATTACTTGAAAGCGGACTCATCAACGAAGATATCGGGCAGCAGTTAAATGAAGCCTGGGAACTTAAATTGAATGAAGCTCGTGAACAAGTTCGTGTAGAACTCCGTGAGGAATTTGCACAACGTTACGAACATGATCGTACTGTTATGGTTGAAGCTCTTGACAAGATGGTTACCGACAATCTTTCAGGTGAAATTGCAGAATTTCAATCTGAAAGAAAAGCAATGAATGAAGACAGAGTAAAATCACAGCTAAAGCTTCGTGAAAATGCAACTAAATTCAACGACTTCATGGTTACTAAACTAGCCGAAGAAATCCGCGAACTACGTGCTGATCGCAAAGTTCAGATGGAAGGTCAAGCAAAACTTGAAAAGTTCATCATCCACGCTCTATCTAGAGAAATTAAAGAATTCTCACAAGATAGACAAGCTGTTGTTGAAGCGAAAGTTAAACTCGTTGCTGAAGGTCGCAAGCAATTGGAAGCACTTAAGGCAAGATTTATTGCTGAAAGCGCCAAGAAGGTTAGCGGTCTAGTTGGAACTCACCTTAAGAGTGAACTATCACAGCTAAAAGAAGATATCCAGTCTGCTAGAGAAAATACATTTGGACGTAAGTTGTTCGAAGCTTTTGCTAGCGAATTCTCAGTAACTTATCTAAACGATAAGGCTGAAACTCGCAAGGTTATGCAAATGCTAGAATCAAAAGACCGACAGCTAGCAGAAACTACAGCCCAGCTACAAAATGCAGCAAAGCTTGTAGAATCAAAGGATCGTGAAGTTAGAATTATTAAAGAATCAACTCAAAGAGCAAAGGTTATGAATGAACTTCTATCCCCGCTTAATGAGGAGAAGAAACAAGTAATGAAGACTTTACTAGAAAGCGTACAGACACCGCGTCTACAAAACGCTTTCGATAAGTATTTACCAGCCGTTCTCAATACAGGTTCAGTAGAAGCAATTACTGAAAAGAAGACTAATACTAAAGCTGTTATTGTAGAAGCAACTGGTAATAAAACTGCCAAGAAAACAATTGAAGTTGATGAATTTGCCGAAACTGACAATGTAATTGACATTAAGCGTTTGGCCGGGCTTTAATTAAAAACGACATAATTAGGAGAAAATTCAAATGTCAAATGTACTTTTAGAAAGCCGTTGGGGAGACACCAAGGACGCCCTGCTTGAAGGCTTAAAAGGCAATCGTCGCTCAACAATGGGCGTATTGCTAGAAAATACCAAGAAGCAACTACTTGCTGAATCTACAGCCGGTACCACAACAGCTGGTAATATCGCAACACTTAACCGCGTTATTCTTCCAGTAATTCGTCGTGTTATGCCTACTGTTATTGCAAACGAACTAGTTGGTGTGCAGCCAATGACCGGCCCAGTTGGTCAGATTCACACTCTACGTGTTCGCTACGCAAACAGCTTAACCGACAACTCAGCAGCACAGACATCTGTAACTGCTGGTGAAGAAGCACTTTCACCATTCAAGATTGCACAAGCATATTCTCGTGTACCGTTGGGAACTGATACTACCGACGCATACACCGGTGCTGACACTGCATCACTTGAAGGTAACGGTGGTAAGCAGATTTCTGTTCAGATTCTTCGTCAGGCTGTTGAAGCCAAGTCACGTAAGCTACAAGCTCGCTGGACTTTCGAAGCTGCTCAGGACGCTCAGTCACAGCATGGTATCGACGTAGAAGCAGAAATTATGGCTGCTCTTGCACAAGAAATTACTGCTGAAATCGATCAGGAAATCTTGCTTTCACTTGCAACTCTTGCTTCAACTGAATACACATTCAACCAGGCAACTGTTTCAGGTACTGCTACTTACGTTGGTGACGAACACGCTGCTCTAGCTGTTCTTATCAACCGCGTTGCAAACTTGATTGCACAGCGTACTCGTCGTGGTGCAGGTAACTGGGCTGTTGTTTCACCAGCTTCACTTACTGTTCTACAGTCAGCTACAACTTCAGCATTCGCTCGTACAACTGAAGGCACTTTCGAAGCTCCAACTAACACTAAGTTCGTTGGTACTCTTAACGGTGCAATGCGTGTATTTGTTAACTCATATGCACCAGACACTCAGCCAGTACTTGTTGGATACAAGGGTTCATCGGAAACTGATGCAGCAGCATTCTACTGCCCATACATTCCGTTGATGTCTTCAGGCGTTGTTCTTGATCCATCAACATTCGAACCAGTCGTATCATTCATGACACGTTATGGTTACATCGAACTAACTAACACTGCGTCATCATTCGGTAACGCTGCTGACTACGTTGGTGAGATTGCTGTTCAGAACTTGACTTTCCAATAAGAAAGTTACGTTCACAGAACGATATACGGGGAAGGGCTTTCGAGCCCTTCCTTTTTGTCTAAATACAATATGGACTTTCGCACTCTAATTGAAACTGCGTCAATGGTTACTGCCTATCACGGCGGCGACAATCCTGAACCACATGATGGCATGTACTTTTCTTCTAATGTTAATTTCTCTCAAGATTACGGAACAGTGTATCAATATAAACTAAATTTAGGCATGATGTTTGATTCACTTGATGAGAATGAAATTGAGCCACTACTTCCTATCTACGATCCGTATACAGAAACAGATATTGAAACAATGAGTGATTACATGGATAGGTCAAGTGACACTTGGGAAATCATTGAGCAGTATCTAAGTTCAATTGAAGGCATGGGATATGATTCAGTGCGTATCTTCGAAGGTGGTGTTGAGAACTATTATGTATTTGATAAACAAAATATCAAGATGGTTGGCCCAGTTCAATAAGTCACGTATTGCACAAAACTGATATTTTCTTATGCTTATAATCTTCTACAAAATCTACAGCAGATTTCTTAACATATTCCCAATCCCACTCAGTTCTGTTTAACTGTAATAGTTTCTCAACTGGAATTTTCGTATATGCAGCAGCAAAGCAATTCCATCCGCCCATACCAGTTTTTGGTTCTATGTCTGCTCGTATTTGCAATGCACCTAGTTGTGCATCAAGATAATTCATATGCTCATTCTTCCAAATAACGTTGTGCTTACTAAAAGTCTCATAATCTACATTTTTTAACGCACTATATTTGGGTTGAGTTAGTAAATCATTTATTTCATCTAAACTCATTTCTTCATAACCATACTGATCCCATTCTTTAGAGAAAATAGAAGTGTCTATGCCTCCTGTATCCTTAGTAATATGCAACGCATACAACGGAGAATTATCAATTAATCCTTCGTCAATTGCAAAATTGATATTATACCTAGCTTGTTCAAGTGTTTCTTTAGGTAACCCTATAATATATGATCCGATAAAATGCAGCTTTGGGTATTGCTGTTTGACTTCTCTAAGATAGTTTATCAACTTTTCTCCTGCAAATCCTTTTCCTATTATTTTGCTAGTTTCAAGATTCAACGATTCAATTCCAAGAAACATTCCCTTAACCCCAAACTTCATCATCTTATCCAATGAACCGGGTCTAGCATGTAACAAGTCTATTCTAGCATAACACATGAACTTTAACTCAAAGTCAATCTCTTGAGAAATCTCATACAGATTGTTTATCTTAATCTCATTGTCGTTGAAGGTGTCGTCAGTAATACTGTATTGTGATATACCGTATGTTTCATAGTTGTAAATAATTTCTTGCTTTAAATCTTCTTTGGTTCTGATATAGTCATTTTTATTTTTACCAATCAACGGGAAGTTGCAGAATTTACATCTAAAAATGCATCCTCTGCTAGTTTCTAACGTCAAATTCTCATGGGGAGATAGAAAATCGTTTGCAGTATAGTTAGTTCTTAGGTTAGACAAATCAAATCTTGAATAGTAATGAGTACAGTCTACTACTTTTTTAGGTAATCCCAAATCAATATTTTTCACTAATGACTCATTGGGGTAGATATCGGTCTTTAGATATGCTACAATATCGTCAATTGCTCCGTCAGCAAACCCTTTAAAATGTAAATCAATGTTTTTAATATTATTGTGTAGTACTTGAGCGCCACCTGCAATGACTTTAATTTTGGGATTTATTGCTTTTGCTAACGAGATGAAACTATTTACCCGCACATCATTAAGCTGACCTAGTCCAAAACTTAATCCAATAAAGTCTGGACAATAGGCATTTAACACTTGTTCAAGCTCTGGCATTTCCCATGAATTGAAAAAATCTAAAACTTCAACTTCTAGTCCCTGGTTTCGCATTAGTCCAGCTACTCGGTGCGCACCATTTGTTCTGATGATAGCTACCCTTGGTTCGTCGTAAAAGTTATCACCTACTATAATCCCTCTCATCATGAAATCCTAGTATCGCCGTCGACGGTAGCATTTAGAATAGACTTGTTGCCAGTACGAACTTTCTTATTATGTAGTCTAGCACAATTAGCGCACAGTGTCAATAGATTGTTCATCTTTTTATTTTTCTTATTGCCATCTTTAAAAACCAAATCCATCTGACATTTATCTTCCGGTACAAAACTGCATTGCTCACATGAGCCTTTCTTATGCTGTAGATGTTTGAATCTACCATTATACATGGCTTTAGCACAGTCAACACAATACTTATGCCACTTTTGGAAGCCGTGCTTGCTCTTCCCGTTAGGTCGAGCGAGCGCAAATTTACAATGCGAGCAGATGGGTCTAGTTGGTTGCACTGTAATCATTATGTATTTAGCAAAAAAAAGCACACCTGTGAACTTTATTCCGATGCCCAAAACATAAAATATTGATAAATACTTAATAAAAGTATAGGCGAATGTGATGTCAGCAGAATATTTTAATTCAATAGGCGGGTTTTCAGCAGGTCTACCAGAAGTTCCTGTAGTAGATGCCAATGGTAATGTAATTACCAATGTGTTAACCACTGGAAATGTAGCTGCTAATGTATTTTATGCAAGCTATTACAAATGGGCTAACGGTCAACCATTCGTAGCTACCGCCGCTGCCGGTGGTAATAATACTCAGCTACAATTTAATAACGGTGGCGCAATTGATGGAATTCCTAACGCAACTTGGAATGGCAACATCCTTTCGTTGGGCAACGCTTCGTCACTTTCAATTGGAGGCGGCCAAAACGGCTATTTCCTACAAACAAATGGTAACGGTGTATTAACTTGGGCTGCTACTGGCGCCGGCAATCTTACACCCCCCGGCGGTTCTAATACTCAGGTACAGTTTAATGATGAAGGTGTGTTTGCAGGTAACAACGGATTCACCTTTAACAAAGCTCTCGGTACATTATCGGTATTAAGCGCCAACATAGGAAACGTAACAGCAGACGCATACTACGGTAACGCTACCCCAACGACTTTTAAAACTAGTGATAAGATACTGTATGTAGCAAAAAACGGAAACGATGCTAACAACGGCGACATTAATAAACCCTACTTAACAATTAAGGCTGCATTGGCTGCTGCTAGCGCCGGTGGCTTCTCAGTTCACGTAGCCCCGGGAACATACACCGAAGCAAATCCTGTCACTATCCCTGCAAACGTAGCATTGATGGGTGACAATCTTAGAAGCGTCTTTGTAGTTCCACAGACACCATCTGCTGACTTATTCTATGTACGCAATGGCTCTTATGTTTGGGGTATTACTATTAGAGATTATACAGCAAACGGATTCAGTTATGATCCTGCTACACCTTCACAGAATGTATTTGTAAGCCCATATATTCAAAATCTAACATCGTCTACTACTACTGGTACTGCTGTCTACATCGACGGTAATAATGTTAGCAGTATCAGTACTAAGGCAATGATTGTTGGCTTCTTTACTATCATCAATCGTGGTGGTAAAGGTATTCATATCGTAAACTCAGGCTACAGTCAGTTAGTAAATATCTACACAATTGCGTGTGACATTGGTATTGAGGTGGAAACAGGTGGATTCTGTACATTGAATGGCAGTGACTGCTCTATCGGTAACTTTGGTTTAGTCGCAACCGGCTATGGACCATTGCAGACTACCGGTACAATAGTTTCTGAAAATCAAGGTGTATTCGTACTCAACAACTTATCAAACGGTCGTCCTAATGTTAATACTATTATGTTAATAGATGGAGATCCAGAGTATTATACAATCGACACGATTATACCCAACCAACCAAGTATTGGTCAGACAACCGTAGTCATACAGCAAGTTTTTAACACAGAAACATCCGTAGTCGGTAGCAACGTTTCGTTCTACACTCGTAGTTCAATTATCGCAAGCGCACATACATTTGAATATGTAGGTGCCGGTACTGATCCAGCAACTGCACTACCGCAATATGGTGGTATACCTATTGAAGCTAACGAAGTTATCACGACTGACGGCGGCATAATAACATTTACAAGTACAGACCAAAAAGGTAACTTTAAGGTTGGTACAGGTTTTACTATTAACCAAGCTACTGGGGTTATTACCGGTGACTACTTCTACCAAAGTTTGTTTGCTCAGATGACCCCTTATATATTAGCCTTAGGATCAAATTAATGAAAAGAGAAAATTCATGGCAGCAGCATTAAACAATTTTAGAACAACATTGGTTGATTTAACTACAACCACAGCTAACGTGTATACTCCCCCTCTTGGATATGCTACTGTGGTGTTGATGGCTCAAGTAAGTAACACCGGTGCTAATACAATACAAATATCATCCGGTATATACCGTGGTTCTGCTTCTACTTCGTTAATCAACAACGCTAGTGTTCCAGAAGACGATGCTATCAGCGTATTGACTGGAAGACTAATTTTACAATACGGTGACATACTGCAATTTACTAGCAGCGATGATACTAGCGCACAATTAGTACTAAGCTATCTAGAAACTCTAGTAATCGGTAACTAATAGTATGGCTAACGGGTCTAAACTTTTAAGTGGCAGAGTAGTAGTTACTCCGTACAGTGACCTAAATAATTCCCGCCACGAATTTTTAGGACTTAGCCAAGCTGAACCAAATCTTGGTACAGGAGCTAATGGGTCAATCTTAACTATATCTACTAACAACCAAAGAGTTTTTAGTAATGTAATAACAGTATCTAGTAACACATCCACAGCTACAATCACAAATTTAGGTGTTACTGGCAACGCAATCATTAATGCTGATCTAACAGCAAACAGCCTTACAATTGGGTCAGGCATTTATCAATTTAGCAGAACAAGCATGTTCTTTGCTACAACAATTTCTACAGCTACGCAAGAAATACTAGCGTTAGATGCAGAAGGATTAGCAGGAGTAGATTTGGTAATTATATCTACTGATGCTACTGATGATAGTCGTCAAATCACTAAATTATCTATTGTGATTTACGACGGTGCGATATCGTACAACGATACTAGCACCTTAGCAGTAAACAATTACCTATGTGAGTTCTCAGTAAATTACAATTCTACAGACAATGAAATACAAATAAACAGTACGCCAGCATTTGCAAATTTTATGGATCATAAGATGCAAATTGTTGCTTACAATGAGTAAAAAACAAGATAAGCGATAAATAATAACAGCACAAGTTAGCAAAAGGAATATTAACAATGGCTCTTAAACCCTTTAATTCAATTGGTGGTTTTTCAGTAGGAGAAACCCCAAGTAACGTGATATTAGCCAATGGCGATATTACTACAACTAACATTACAACAACAGGCATTGCCAATCTTAACGCAATCGGCAATGTCAAAATCTCAGGCGGTACTGCCGGACAAGTACTTAGCACTGACGGCGCAGGTAACCTAACGTTCGTCACAACAGCAACATCAGGATCTATCTTTAACGGTACTTCTAACGTTGCTATCCCTGTCGCAAACGGAAACGTTATTGCAGCGGTTGCAGGAACTACAATACTTACTATTACAACAGCAGGCGCAAATCTTGTTGGTAACCTCTCAGTTGGTGGAATTCTAACTGACAACATTTATCACGCAAACGGCGCACCGTTTGACTTGCAACAAGCAGCTGGATCTAACACACAAATTCAGTACAACATGGGTAATAACTTTGCCGCAAGCGCAAACTTTACTTTCAATGATGCTACAAACGTATTTACCGTAAACGGTAACGCAAACGTAGGTAATTTGGGAACTGCACAAGTTCTTGCAAGTGCGAACGTAACTGCTCCTCAGCTAATTTCAAATGTAGCAAATGGAACTGCTCCATTCGTAGTGACTTCAACTACACAAGTAGCAAACTTAAGTGTTGCTACAGCAGGATCAGCTACAACAGCAGGTACTGTAACAACTGCTGCTCAACCAAACATTACTTCTGTTGGCAATCTAACAGGTCTTACTGTAGGAAATGCTTCTTCTAATGTAGTGATTGCTGATACTGGTACTATTGTTGCTACTGGTAACATCACTGCACCTAACTTCATCGGTAACGTACAGGGTAACATTTCAGGTAACATTGTTGCTCCTGGTTCAAATACCGAAGTAGTCTTTAATAATGCTGGTAACTTAGGTGCAAGTAACGCCTTCTCATTCAATAATTCTTCTAATGTATTGACTGTAGTTGGTAACGTATCTGCTACTAACTTCATTGGTAACGGTGCTGCTCTAACTGCAATCGCTGGTGCTAATGTAACCGGTCAAGTAGGCAACGCACTTGTAGCTGGTACAGTTTACACTAATGCTCAGCCAAACATTACTTCAGTTGGTACACTAACTTCACTTGCTGTAACCGGCAATACAACTACTGGTAACCTAAGTGCTACCGGAGACGTTTCAGGCGCTACACTAACTGGTACACTCACGACTGCTGCTCAACCAAACGTAACAAGTGTTGGAACATTAACTGACCTTACTGTTACCGGTAATATTCAAACAAGTGCAAATCTTGTAACTGATTTAATCGTCGGCAGAACTACAAGTGTTAGCATTTCAGCTACTGGCGCAAATAGCAATGTCTTCTTGAAGCCAACTGGTACAGGAACAGTTGATGTTTGGGGCGCAAGAGTCTCAAACGTTGCTACTCCAACAGCATCAACCGACGCAGCAACCAAGCAATATGTTGATGACGTTGCTCAAGGTTTGCATATTCATGCAAGTTGCGATGCTGCAACTCCTGCTACTCTTGCATCTATCACAGGCGGCAGTGTAACTTATGACAACGGTACTGCTGGTGTTGGTGCAACACTAACCTTAGGAGTTGGGCTGACAACTCTTGATGGTGTTACACTATCAAATGGTATGAGAATCCTCGTCAAGAACGAAGCGGCTCAAGCAAACAACGGTATCTATGTAAGAACAAGTGCTACTGTATTGACTCGTGCTGCTGACTTTGATACTGCTGCTGAGATTCAAGGCGGTGACTTTACATTTGTTACTGCTGGTACAGAATATAACTCAACTGGTTGGGTGCAAATTGACGAAGTTAATACTGTTGGTACTGATCCAATTGCATGGGTACAGTTCTCAGGTGCTGGTACATATAAGGCTGGCTGGCACTGGCTTAACGCTAACCGGTGACACCTTCAGTATTACAAATACTGCTGTCACTGCTAGTAGCTATGGAAGCGGTGATGCAGTTGCGTCATTCACTGTAAATGCACAAGGTCAGTTAACTGCCGCTGCAAACGTAGCAATTACTGCAAATGCTGCTAATTTGACAGGCACCACACTTGCAGCAACTATTGTCAACTCAAGCTTGACAAGTGTTGGTACTCTTGCTAACTTGTCAGTAACAGGCAATATCAGTGGCGGCAATGCTAACTTAGGCAATCTTGCTACAGCTAACTTCTTTGCAGGTACATTAACAACTGCTGCTCAGCCAAATATCACAAGTGTTGGTACACTAACTTCACTTGATGTAACTGGTAACGTAGCTGCCGGTAATGTAAGCGGAACTACTGGTGCATTCACTAACGTAAGTGGTAATGGTTCTGCATTAACTGCAATCACTGGTGCTAATGTTTCAGGTCAAGTAGGTAACGCACTTGTTGCCGGTACAGTTTACACTAATGCTCAACCAAACATTACTTCAGTTGGTACACTAACTTCACTTGCTGTAACTGGTAATATCAGCAGCGGTAATGTCTCTGCAACATCAGCAAACTTAACAACTGCTAATGTTACTGGCAATGTTATCATTGGTAGTACAACAGTAACATCCGGTACGGTAACTACAACTGCAACTACCGCAAATCAGACTATTGCTTCATTTGCAGTAACAGGTACAACCGGCATTGAATATCTAGTTAAGGGTATTGATTCTGCCGGCGGCAAGCATAGTGTTGCTAAGGTAGTGGCTGTTACTGACGGTGCTAATGTTGATTATACTATTTTCGCAACAGTAAATATCGGCACAGTAACTGGAAGCAGTCTACAAGTAGTTGTAGATTCTGGCAACCTCAAACTACAAGTAACGCCAGCAAGCAGCAACTCAACTGTGTGGACTACACAATATAACTTAGTGTAATATTGTAAGTTAACATACTAAAACACAACAAGGTCCCATCGGAAACGGTGGGACTTTTTTGTTAATTGATAAAAGTTTATAACAAGCTTTGGCAGTACAAAAGATAAATAATGTATACTTGTGAGAGTTTAATAATAAATTCTTATAAGGCACAACAGGGATGTATGGAACTGTGGCACTAAAATATTTTAACGTAATCAACGGTATTACGGTTGGCAACATTACATTGGATGCCACGACCGGTAACGCAACCGTAACTAATCTTGCAGTCACAGGAAATGCAAATCTCACTGCCGCAGCTAATGTTGCCTTAGGTTCAAACAGTAATGTAAAGCTCACAGGTGGTAGTTCCGGACAATATCTACAAACAGATGGCGCAGGAAACCTAAGCTGGCAATCGATTTCTAGCGCCACTGCAATCGCAAATGGCACATCTAATGTCAGCATTCCTGCTGCAAATGGCAATGTTGTAGTAAGTGTCAACGGCGTTGCAAACATAGCGACCTTTACAAGTAATGCTGTTTTTCGCGGCTCATATGGCTTAACCGGAATAATTTCTCAATCAAATACTGCTCCTGCTAGCCCGCAGAACGGTGATCAATGGTATAACACATTTAATGGTATTCTCTTTGAGTATCTAGATGATGGAACTTCTTCTCAGTGGGTTGATATTAGTAGTCTTCCCCTACCTAATATAGCTGGTTCAAATGCAGCCGCAGTTTTGAATAACGTGCAATCAACCGGTACTTATTTTCCAGCGTTTATCTCATCTACTGCTAACGGCAACTATCAACTCAATTCAAATACTGCATTCAGTGCTAATCTAGCAAACGGTGCATTGATTGCAACTACATTTGTCGGCGCACTATCTGGCGCAGCTACAAGTGCCACGACAGCCGGTACTGTAACAACAGCAGCACAGCCTAATATTACATCAGTTGGTACATTAAGTAGTTTAACTGCTACAGGCAATGTTACAGGTGGAAATCTAACTACCGGCGGCGCATTGAGTGTTACTGGAAATGTCAAAACGGGTCCTGTTGTAGGAGTCAACACTACCGCTAATGCGTGGGCATCAGCAAACGTAGTGCAAATAGGAAGTGCATCGTTTTGGAACTTTAGCGGTGACATTAACACGTACCTTTCCCAAAACTACTTCTTTGATGGTACTAACAACAAATATATTCAAAACGGCGCAGCCGCTGACTATTCAATGCAAGGTGGAGCCCATCAATGGACTAACGCACCAACTGGCACAGCAGGCGCAAATGTAACTCTTACAACTCGTATGGCATTGGATGCTAATGGTAACTTAACTACAAGCGGCACCGTTGCTGCGACCGGCAACGTATCTGGTGGTAACTTAACAACCGGTGGTGCGTTAAGTGTAACTGGCAACGCTAACGTTGGCAACATCGGAGCAGCCGCGGGTGTGTTCACTACGGTAGCAGGTTCATTGACAACTGCGGCACAACCCAATATTACAAGTACAGGTACACTAACCTCACTTGCTGTAACAGGTAACGTCAGTGCAGGTAACGTAAGTGCAACAACATTTACTGGTGCATTAACAGGTAACGCAACTGGTTCAGCAGCCACAGTAACAACTGCGGCTCAACCTAACATTACATCAGTTGGTACACTAACTTCATTGGCTGTAACTGGAAACATCAGTGCAGGTAACGTAAGTGCAACAACATTTACAGGTGCACTAAGTGGCGCGGCAACTACAGCAGGTACCGTAACAACTGCGGCGCAGCCAAATATCACGAGTGTTGGTACATTAACAAGTGCTACTGTTACCGGTAATGTTGCGGCAGGCAATCTAACAACAACTGGTGTACTCAGCGTAACTGGTACTGGTGTAAGCAGTATTGCAGGTAATCTAGATATGACCAGCAACACAATTATCAATCTTGCTACGCCTACTAATTCAACTGATGCTGCTACCAAACAGTACGTAGATGATGTTGCTCAAGGACTTCACACTCACGATAGCTGTAATGCAGCTACTCAAACTACTTTGGCATCTATCTCAGGTGGCACAGTAACCTACAACAACGGCGCAAGTGGAGTCGGAGCAAACTTAACTACCACCGGAACATTCACTACAATTGATGGTGTTACGTTGTCAAATGGTATGCGTATTCTTGTTAAGAACGAAGCAAATGCTGCACATAATGGTATCTATGATCGCACCAGCACTACTGTTTTAACTCGCTCAACTGATTTTGACACACCCGCAGAAATGGCTGGTGGTGACTTTACATTCGTTACTGCTGGTACCTTGTATGATAATACAGGCTGGGTAATGACTGACCCAGTTACTACCGTCGGTACAACTAATGTAGTCTGGGTACAGTTCAGTGGCGCCGGCACGTATACTGCTGGTACTGGTCTAACATTAACTGGTTCTCAGTTTAGTGTTAATGCGTCTCAGACTCAGGTTACGGCTGTCGGTACATTAACCGGACTAAACTCAAGTGGTACGATAACTGCACCGGCATTTACTGCTAACACCGGTATATTCACTGGTAACGGTAGTGGGTTGAGTGCGATTGCGGGCGCAAATGTTACTGGCGCAGTATCATTCGCTACAACAGCAAATGCAGTAGCAGGTGCTAATGTGTCGGGCACAGTAGCAAATGCGACATTCGCAACTTCTGCTGGTTCTGCTACAACAGCCGGTACTGTAACAACAGCAGCACAGCCAAATATCACATCAGTAAGTACTTCGTTTAGTGGATTGACTTTTGTAGCAAACGCACAAATTACAATGTCAGGCGCTGGATCGCAGATTTCTGGGGTTAACTTAGTAAGTGCCAACTCCTTCTCAGGTAATGGGTCATCAATAACTGGAATAAACGCAACTAGTATTGCAAGTGGTACGTTAGCTCAAGCAAGACTTGCAAACAGTACAATAACATTCGGCAACACTACTTTAACATTAGGTGGTACAACTACGACTGTAGCTGGCTTGTCAAGCGTCACATCAACTACTTTTGTTGGGGCATTAACCGGGGCGGCTACGAGTGCAACTACCGCCGGCACGGTAACAACAGCAGCACAACCTAATATAACTTCAGTTGGTACACTAACATCACTAGCAGTAACAGGTAACGTAACTGCCGATATTTTCCTATCAGGAAATAACGGCAACGGAACAAACTTTAGAATTGGCGATGATGCATGGATTGGTGATGTTAACGCTGCTGATACTATAAGTATTAGAGGACAACAAAATGCCGCAAACGGTTATATTGTCTTTGGTAATGCGGATAGTACAACTAAGTTAGGTCGCGCCGGTGCTGGCGCATTAACATACAATGGAACTTTCAATCCCACAACACTACAGACTACTGCTATTACAGCAGGATCAAACGTAACCGCAGGTACTGTCACTGGTAACTGGACCCTCACTGCTGGTTCAAGATGGCAAGCTACTTACGCTGACCTTGCAGAAAAGTATACAGCAGATGATACCTATGAGCCAGGCACAGTTCTATTATTTGGTGGCGAACAAGAAGTCACACTAGCTAATGCATTTGATTCAACTAAAGTTGCAGGCGTTGTCACAACTAACCCAGCATACTCAATGAATGCAATGCTAGAAGCAGAATATGTTGCAGAAATCGCACTACAGGGTCGTGTGCCGTGTAAAGTTATTGGCCCAATTGAAAAGGGTGACTTAATGGTATCAGCTAGTAACGGACACGCTACTGCAAATAATGAAGCACGAGCAGGAACTATTATAGGTAAAGCACTAGAAAACTTCAACGGAGACTTTGGCGTAATTGAAGTAGCAGTTGGAAGGTTCTAAAAGCATGATTCATATGATTATAAATAGTAAGATGAGTATAGGAAATAGATAATGGCATTATTCCCAACAAACCCAACTAATGGTGAAACAACTGTTGTAAACGGGATAACCTATACCTACAATAGCGCACAGACTGCTTGGATAAGAACTAGTACAGTACCACCGGGGAACTTAGATGTCACCGGTAATATTACCGCAACAGGCAATATCAGTGGCGTAAGACTAATTTCAAACGTAGCAACTGGCACTGCTCCATTAACCGTATCTTCTACTACAGTAGTCGCAAATCTTAATGCTGATTTATTGGATGGATACAACACTGCAACTGCAAATACAGCAAATACTGTTGCTGTTCGCAATAGTGATGGCAACTTAGCTGCTAACTTCTTTATTGGTAATGGTAGTCAGCTAACTGGAATTATTACTTCAGTATCAAACGTTTCAAACGGTAACTCAAATTTAAATATTCCAGCAGCGGGCGGTAACATCAATCTCAGTGTTGCTGGTAATGCAAACGTTCTTGTTGTAACTGGTACTGGTGTTAATGTTGCCGGTACATTAAATGCTACCGGCAACGCTAATGTCGGTAATATCGGCGCGACTCAAGGGGTCTTCACTAATGTAAGCGGCAATGGTAGTTCACTAAGTTCAATTACTGGGGCTAACGTAACCGGTACTGTATCAAGTGCAACAACTTCCGGAACGGTAACAACCGCAGCACAGCCGAATATCACTAGCGTAGGCAATCTAACTAGTTTAGGTGTAAGTGGTAACATTACTGCTGCAAACATCACTGCAAATACAGGTGTATTCACCGGTAATGGTTCAGCATTGACCGCACTAAATGCAAGCAATGTATCAAGTGGTACTCTTGCTCAAGCAAGACTAGCAAACTCAAACGTAATTCTAGGTAATACAACTCTTGCACTTGGCACTACTACAACAACAATAACTGGCTTATCAAGTGTTACATCAACTACATTTGTCGGGGCATTGACTGGCGCAGCAACTACAGCAGGTACTGTCACAACGGCAGCACAACCTAATATCACTTCAGTCGGTACGCTAACTGGACTAACTATTGGTAATGCAACTGCTAATGCGGTATTCGGCAACGGAACAATCACTCTCAACTCTGGATTGATTACTGGCAACGGCGCAGGCCTATCACAACTCGCGGGTGCTAATGTCACCGGTACTGTAGCAAATGCGACATTTGCAACCTCTGCTGGTACAGTAACAACTGCGGCTCAGCCAAATATCACTTCGGTTGGTACATTAAGCTCACTTGCGGTCACAGGCAATGCAAGTGCAGGTAATTTAAATACTGTTGGTGCAGTAGTAGCAAGTACACTGACTTCAAATGTCACAACAGGTACTGCGCCACTAACGGTAACTTCAACTACTCGTGTAGCTAATTTAAATGTCAATCACGCAAACGTTGCTGATTTTATCAGTGTGGCCGCTGGAACTGGGAATAATTTCCTCATCTTTGCCAACGCAGCAACTGGGAATATCACCGAACTAACAAGTACAGGCCTCACTGCTAACCTATCAAACAACTCTATTACCGCAACTACATTCGTTGGCGCGCTAAGTGGCGCCGCTACGAGTGCTACAACTGCTGGTACTGTCACTACAGCAGCCCAGCCCAACATTACATCAGTCGGTACACTAACAAGTTTAGGTGTCAGCGGCAACGTTACTGCTGCAAACATCACAGCAAATACAGGCGTATTCACTGGTAACGGTAGTGGGTTAAGTGCAATTGCAGGTGCTAATGTAACCGGTACTGTAGCAAATGCGACATTTGCAACAAGTGCAGGAACAGCGGGTACTGTAACAACTGCTGCCCAAGGTAACATAACTAGTGTCGGTACATTAACCGGACTTGGTGTTAACGGAACAATTACTGGTGTTAACATCACTGCTAACTCTGGTGTATTCACTGGCAATGGTAATGGATTAAGTTCAATTGTTGGGGCTAACGTTACTGGTGCAGTAGCATTCGCTACAACAGCCAATGCAGTAGCCGGAGCTAATGTTAGTGGAGCAGTTGCATTCGCTACAACAGCTAACGCAGTGGCTGGAGCTAATGTTAGTGGTCAAGTAGCTAACGCATTAGTAGCGGGTACAGTATACACCGCTGCACAACCTAATATCACCTCAGTAGGCACACTAACAAGTGCTACAGTAACAGGCAATGTCGCTGCTGGTAACTTGACAACAACTGGTGTATTGAGTGTAACTGGTACTGGCGTAAGCAGCATTGCTGGCAACCTAGACATGACCAGCAACAATATTATCAATCTTGCAGCTCCGGTTAATTCAACTGATGCTGCTACTAAACAATATGTTGACGATGTTGCTCAAGGTCTACATACACACGATAGTTGTAACGCAGCCACACAAACTACATTGGCAACTATTTCAGGTGGTACTGTAACATATAATAATGGTACTGCCGGTGTCGGCGCAACCTTAACTACAACTGGAACATATACCACTATTGACGGTGTTACCCTATCAAATGGAATGCGCATCCTTGTTAAGAATGAAGCAAACACAGCGCATAATGGTATATATGATCGCACAAGCACAACTGTATTAACTCGTTCAACTGATTTTGATACTCCTACTGAAATGGCAGGAGGTGACTTCACATTCGTCACTGCCGGAACGCTATACGATAATACGGGTTGGGTGATGCCAGATCCAGTAACAACTGTCGGTACATCCGCAGTTGTTTGGGTACAGTTCTCTGGTGCGGGTACATATACTGCTGGTACTGGTTTAACATTAACTGGCTCACAGTTTAGCGTAAACGTAGCACAGCCCACAATCACTAGTGTAGGTACACTAACTGGTTTAGACTCAAGCGGCACTGTCACTGCCCCAGCATTCACAGCAAATACCGGTGTATTTACAGGTAATGGTTCGGCACTTACTGCACTAAATGCAAGTAACGTTTCAAGTGGTACATTAGCACAAGCAAGACTAGCAAACTCAAATGTAATATTAGGTAACACAACTCTTGCACTTGGCACTACTACAACAACTGTAACTGGCTTATCAAGCGTTACGTCTACTACATTCGTTGGTGCATTGACTGGCGCTGCTACTACGGCAGGCACTGTAACTACTGCTGCACAACCCAATATCACAAGTGTTGGTACGCTTACGTCACTTGGTGTAAGTGGCAACATTACTGCTGCAAATATCACTGCTAACACAGGAGTCTTTACTGGTAATGGCTCAGGTCTAAGTGCAATTGCAGGAGCTAATGTTACTGGTACAGTAGCAAATGCGACATTCGCAACTTCAGCAGGTACTGCGGGTACAGTAACAACTGCTGCACAAGGTAATATTACTTCAGTCGGTACATTAACTGGACTCGGCGTTAACGGGACAATCACTGGTGTTAACATCACTGCAAACACTGGCGTCTTTACAGGTAATGGCAGTGGGCTGAGTGCAATCGCAGGCGCTAACGTTACTGGTGCAGTCGCTTTTGCAACTACAGCTAACGCAGTAGCCGGAGCTAACGTGTCAGGCACAGTAGCAAATGCGACATTCGCAACTTCTGCTGGTTCTGCTACAACAGCCGGCACTGTAACAACAGCGGCTCAACCCAATATTACATCGGTTGGTACATTAACTGGTTTGACATTAGCAGCAAACGCCGATATCACAATGTCAGGTACTGGCTCAAACATTAATGGTGTTGCTCTTGTCAGTGCTACATTGTTTGCAGGTAGTGGTGCTAACTTAACTACACTAAATGCAAGCAACGTCTCAAGTGGTACTCTTGCTCAAGTAAGACTAGCAAACTCAAACGTAATTCTAGGTAATACAACTCTTGAACTTGGCACTACTACAACAACTGTAACTGGTCTAACTAGTGTAACATCAACAACATTTGTTGGGGCGTTGACCGGCGCTGCAACTACTGCTGGCACAGTTACAACTGCTGCTCAACCCAATATCACATCAGTCGGTACGTTGACCGGTCTAACTGTCGGTAATGCTACAGCTAATGCAGTATTTGGTAATGGAACAATCACACTAAACAGCGGATTGATTACAGGCAATGGTGCAGGCCTATCACAACTTGCAGGTGCTAATGTCACCGGTACTGTTGCAAATGCGACATTCGCAACTTCTGCTGGTTCTGCAACTACTGCGGGTACAGTAACAACTGCGGCTCAACCTAACATTACATCAGTGGGTACGCTGTCATCATTGGCTGTAACAGCAAATGCTAACGTTGGTAACTTAAACGCAACTACCCGAATATACGGTAATGACAACCTTATAGTTGGTTCAACTGGCGCTGAAGGTGGTCAAATAATATTAGGGTATGCAGGCGTCAATAACATAACCGGTCAAGCAAACTCTACTTGGAACATGGATGTCGATGCAAGTAACAACTTCCGTCTATTCACTCAAAATGCAACCGGTGTAGTAAGTGGCATATCAATGACTGCTTATTCCGCTAACACTAACGTAGCATTTGCCGGTAACGTTTCTGCTCCGTTCTTCATTGGGAATGGTAGTCAGTTAACTGGTATTACGGTAGCAGCAGGCTCATCAATTCTTAACGGCAACTCAAACGTAAACATTCCAGCAGCAAATGGAAATGTTAATATCAGTGCTGTAGGTACTGCTAACGTTGTTGTTGTAACTGCAACTGGTGTTAACGTAGCAGGTACATTAAACGCAACTGGAAACGCTAATGTTGGTAACTTAGGCGCGACTGGTGTAGTAGCAACTACCTTAGGTGGCACACTAACAACAGCAGCACAACCAAATATCACATCAGTTGGTACATTAACATCATTAGCAGTTACGGGTAACGCAAGTGCAGGCAACTTGAATACTGCTGGTGCTGTAGTTGCAAGTACTCTAACGTCCAATGTCGCAACCGGTACTGCTCCACTAACAGTAACAAGCACTACTCGTGTTGCTAACTTGAACGTTAATTATGCAAACGTTGCTGATTTTATTAGCGTAGCTGCTGGCACAGGCAATAACTTCCTCATATTCGCAAATGCGGCAACAGGTAACATAACAGAGCTAACAAGTACTGGACTCATTGCTAACTTATCAAATAACTCTATCACAGCCACTACATTCGTTGGTGCATTAAGTGGTGCTGCTACGAGCGCAACCACAGCCGGTACAGTAACAACGGCAGCGCAACCTAACATTACATCAGTTGGTACATTAACATCATTAGGTGTCAGTGGTACGGTAACTGCTTCTGCATTCACTGCTAATACAGGTGTATTCACTGGTAACGGTAGTGGCCTAAGTGCAATTGCAGGTGCTAATGTAACCGGTACAGTAGCAAGTGCTACTGCTGCGACAAATGCATCAGCATTATTACAGAACACCTCAACTGCAACTACAGTATACCCAACATTCAGTACAAGTAGTGCAAATGGCAACTCAAGTGCTGTTATTAATACTGGCATTAGTGCTAACTTAGGTAACTCAAGCATCACGGCCACTACGTTCGTCGGTGCTCTAAGTGGAGCTGCAACAAGTGCAACTACTGCTGGGACAGTTACAACTGCGGCGCAGCCAAATATTACAAGCGTTGGTACATTAACTTCTCTTGCTGTAACCGGAAATGCAACAGTCGGTAACTTGCTTGGACCACACGCAAATGGAAACTCAAATGTCAACATTCCTGCTGCAAATGGTAATGTTAATATCTCAGCCGTAGGTAATGCAAATATTGTAGTAGTAACGGGAACTGGCGCAAACGTTGCTGGAACATTGAATGTGACCGGCAATGCTAACGTCGGTAACTTAGGGTTAGCAACAGGTATCTTTACTACCGCAGCTAACGTACCGCTAGTGCAAAACGGCAATAGTAATATCTCTATTACTGCGAACGGTAATATTACTCTTTCTGCAACAGGCACGCCCGCCGAGATTACTATCACAAGTACTGGAATCAACGTTGCTGGAACGTTAAACGCTAATGGTAATGCTAACGTAGGTAACTTAGGTACTGCTCAAGTTCTTGCAACTGCGAACGTGACTGCTCCGCAACTAATCTCAAATGTTGCTGCTGGTACTGCTCCGTTTGTAGTAACATCTACCACAGTTGTTCCTAACTTGTATGTTGCTCGTGCAAACATTGCTGATTTTATCAGTGTAGCTGCTGGAACAGGAAATAACTTCCTCATATTCGCAAACGCAGCAACGGGCAACATATCAGAACTAACAAGCACCGGTCTTACTGCTAACTTATCTAATAACTCTATCACAGCAACTACATTCGTTGGTGCATTGAGTGGTGCTGCTACGAGCGCAACCACAGCTGGTACTGTAACAACTGCGGCGCAGCCAAATATCACCTCAGTTGGTACATTAACTTCTCTTGCTGTAACTGGAAATGCAACAGTCGGTAACTTGCTTGGACCACACGCAAACGGCAACTCAAACGTAAATATTCCTGCTGCAAACGGCAATGTCAATATCTCAGCAGTTGGTAATGCTAATGTGCTTGTTGTTACCGGTACTGGAGCAAACATCACCGGTACTGCTAACGTATCCGGAAATCTTTCTGCTGGTAATATCATAACAGGATCAGGCACAGGTGGTAACATCTCTGGTGCTAATGTTATTACTGCTAACTTGTTCACCGGCACACTAACAACAGCAGCACAACCAAACATTACATCAGTTGGTACACTAACATCAGCGACAGTGACAGGTAACGTTGCAGCAGGTAACTTAACTACAACTGGTATACTTAGTGTAACAGGCACAGGCGTAAGCAGCATTGCTGGTAATTTGGATATGACTAGCAATACAATTATCAATCTTGCTACTCCAACTGCATCAACCGATGCAGCAACCAAACAATATGTAGACGATGTTGCTCAAGGTTTGAATATTCACCCTTCTTGTAACGCGGCCACAACTACTACACTTGCAACTATTTCAGGTGGTACAGTTACATATAATAACGGTACAGCTGGTGTAGGTGCAACACTAACTACAACAGGTTCATATACAACTATTGATGGTGTCACACTATCAGACGGAATGCGTATTCTTGTTAAGAACGAAGCAACTCAAGCAAATAATGGTATCTATGTAAGAACAAGTGCAACAGTGTTGACTCGTGCTACTGATTTTGATACTGCTGTTGAAATCGCAGGTGGTGACTTCACTTTCATCACCGCCGGTACAGTATATAATTCAACTGGTTGGGTGCAAATTGACGAAGTTACTACTGTCGGCACGGATCCAATAGTTTGGGAGCAGTTCTCAGGTGCGGGAACCTATCAAGCAGGAACTGGTTTAACACTAACTGGTTCAACGTTTAGTGTAAATGCAAGTCAGACACAGGTTACCGCTGTCGGTACACTAACCGGACTAAACTCAAGCGGCACTATAACAGCCCCGGCATTCACTGCTAACTCCGGCGTATTTACAGGCAATGGTAGTGGACTAACCGCTCTTACTGGTGCTAACGTAACTGGTACAGTTGCTAACGCAACTTTTGCAACTAGTGCAGGTACAGCTGGTACAGTAACAACAGCAGCACAGCCTAATATTACGAGTGTGGGTACATTAACATCACTAGCTGTAACAGGTAACGCAAGTGCAGGTAACCTAAATACTGCCGGAGCAGTAGTAGCAAGTACGCTGACTTCAAATGTTGCAACTGGTACTGCTCCATTAACAGTAACAAGTACTACCCGCGTTGCTAACTTGAATGTTAATTATGCAAATGTCGCGGACTTCATTAGCGTAGCGGCTGGAACAGGTAATAACTTCCTTATCTTTGCAAATGCGGCAACAGGTAATATAACAGAACTAACAAGCACAGGCCTTACTGCTAACTTATCAAACAATTCTATTACTGCTACAACATTCGTCGGCGCTCTATCAGGAGCTGCAACAAGTGCCACAACAGCAGGTACAGTAACAACAGCCGCTCAACCAAACATCACTAGTGTGGGTACGCTTACATCATTAGCAGTTACCGGTAATGCTAACGTTGGTAATTTAAATGCAACTACTGCGGTTGTTGCAAGTACATTAACATCAAATGTTGCAACAGGTACTGCTCCGTTGACAGTAACTTCAACAACTCGTGTAGCTAACTTGAATGTTAACTATGCAAACGTTGCTGACTTCATTAGCGTAGCTGCTGGAACAGGAAATAACTTCCTTATCTTTGCAAACGCAGCAACCGGAAACATAACAGAACTAACAAGTACTGGTCTTATTGCTAACTTATCAAACAATTCTATTACTGCTACAACTTTTGTCGGCGCCCTATCAGGAGCAGCAACTAGCGCAACTACTGCTGGTACTGTAACAACAGCAGCACAACCAAACATCACTTCAACTGGTACGCTAACAAGTTTAGGTGTAAGTGGTACTGTTACTGCATCAGCGTTTACTGCTAATACAGGTGTATTCACTGGTAATGGTAGTGGATTAAGTGCTATTGCCGGTGCTAATGTCACTGGTACTGTAGCAAATGCGACATTCGCAACTTCAGCAGGTACTGCTGGTACTGTAACAACAGCAGCACAACCAAATATCACAAGCGTTGGTACATTAACATCATTGGGTGTAAATGGAACTATTACTGGTACTAGACTAATTTCAAACATTGCTACTGGTACTGCTCCATTAACAGTAACTTCAACTACGCAAGTAGCAAACTTAAACGTTGCTCAATCAGGTGTTACTGATACGATAAGTGTAGCGGCCGGTACAGGTAATAACTTTATTGTCTTTGCAAGCGCAGCAACCGGCAATGTTAATGAACTCACCAGCACAGGTCTCACTGCTAACTTATCAAACAATTCTATTACTGCTACAACGTTTGTTGGTGCATTAAGCGGCGCTGCTACTAGTGCAACCACAGCCGGTACTGTAACAACTGCTGCTCAACCAAACATTACGTCTGTCGGTACACTCACTGGTTTGACTTCAAGTGGCGCAGTAAGTATCACAAACAGCACTGCGGCGACAAGCAGAACTACTGGTGCGCTAATTGTCACAGGCGGTATTGGTGCAAACGCAAACAGCTTCTTCACAAACTTAAACATTGCAAGTAATATTGCTTACGTATCACCTAATGCTGCAAATACTATCAACAGCACAATGCTCAATGGCGGTACATTAGCTTGGTCAGGTAACGCAGGACAGTTGTTCAGTATTACAGATAGCATGACCGGCAACATCTTTACAGTTAACGATGTTTCTGGTATCCCAATGATTAGTGTTGATGCTGGCGGCAACATTCAGTTTGCAGCATCAGGTGGCTTTGTATCATATGGTGTCACTACAGGCATTACAGCAGCAGGCTCGACACAGGGTACTGCTACTACACTAACTAGACCGATCAACGTAGTAAGTACGGTAAGTGCAAGTACTGGTGTTATTCTTCCAACTGTTCCGGCTGGCGCCAGAATCCTTGTTATGAACACAAGTGCTACTGCATTGAATGTATATCCTCCTTCTGGTGCTGCTATCAACTCTGCTGCAACTAACGCTGCTTATGCACAACCAGCAGGCGCAAGACTAGAGTTTGTCTCAGTTTCAGCAACACAATGGTATACGCTAAACGCTACATACGGATAATAGTTATGGCTATTTCGTATAATCCAGGAATAGTTACTTCTAACTTAATTGCTTGTTTTGACCCGGGTAATCTTAGAACTTATCCAGGCTCAGGAACCACTATTAGTGACGCAAGTGGCAACGGATACACCGGCACACTAGTGAACGGTCCTACTTATAGCTCAGTTAACGGTGGAGTATTTGTTCTAGATGGGGTAAACGACTACATAGATATTCCTGGACCTAATATGGCATCAACTAATTATACTATAATTGGTGCAGCGAGATACGCAGTAGCAGGCGGAAGAACCTTTTCCGGCAGAAACAACAATTGGCTAATGGGGCAATGGGGTACTACTACTGAAAACTATTATGCTGAAGGATGGGTATCTGGAGTTGCCTCCGGGGCCAGTGATACTAATTGGAGAATCTATGCAGCAACTGGCAATATTGCATCTGATTCATATAGCATGTATACAAATGGTGTGCTTACTGCCGGCCCAAGCACCGGAGGGAGCCAAGGCCCTAACGGTTTAGGAATCGGCTGCTATTTTCCGGGACTCAGTGAATTTTCTAATTCTCAGATAGGAATCTTGCTAATATACAACACAGTATTAACTGAGGCTCAGATTATACAAAACTTTAACGCTTACCGAGGGAGATACGGAATATGAGTATTTCGTATAACTCCTCAATTGTAACTAATGGTTTACTATTCTGCGTAGATGCAGCTAATCCAAGAAGTTATCCTGGTTCGGGAACTAATTGGTTTCAATTGAGTGGCAGTAATAATACCGGTTCTATCGTAAACGGTCCCACGTACAATTCTGCTAACTTAGGGTCGCTATCTTTTGATGGTGTAGACGATTATGTAGATTTCTCAGCTAATTTAGGAACTATGGCAACTTATACTATTATGTTTTGGGCAAAGCGAGACGCTGAAAACAGAATGCCAGTAGCAGCAAGAACCAATGCTTCATTT